GTTTCCTGTGATAATTTATTTATCTGTATGCTTCTAGCGGTAGTATTAGCTACATTTAATGCACCATCTACGGAATATCCATCAATATCCTTCATCATACTGTATAGTTGATTTGTTCCATTTTGAATGTTTGATAGGTCCATAACCGGGCGTATTGTTGGTTGCGAGTCTATATCGCCACTAACTATATCAGAAATGCCAGATATAGCGTTCGATATAGCGTCGACTGCTCCTTTACCTACTTCCTTAGCAGCGTCTGAAGTTTTACCAACATATGACATTAAGCCATTAACGAAACCTTTGCCAGTGAATTTACCAAGAGCGGTAAACACTGTAGATGGTGAATGAATACCTAAGAATTTCTTAATTCCGTCTACAGCATCAGTCGCTATATTAACCGCCGCATCCCAAATTCCACCAGCCATACTCTTAATTCCATTAATCAAACCTTTTATCATATTAACTCCTACATCCCATAGTTTATTTCCTAAACTACCTATAGCCCGTCCAATAGTGTCTACAATAGTTCCTCCAGCATCCCATATTCTACCTCCCATGCTACCAAAAGCCCCTATTATAGCTCCTACTAAATTACTAACCGCGTCGACAATGGCCCTATTATTATTTCTAATAGCATCAGATAAACCATTAATGAAACTAATTACCAACTTGAATGCGGCATCTATTACTCTACCTATGTTGTTCGAAATACCATTAAGAATCCCAATAACTAAATTCATACCAGCAACGACCATTTTAGGTATTGCTGTTACCAGTAAGTTAAGAAACGAATCTAATAACACCAATATACATTTCATTATTAATGGCGTCATCACTATTATAGTATTTAATAAGTTAGTTAACAGTGAAGTTATACATGTCATTATTTTAGGTGTCATAGTGATTATTAGATTAATTAACGACGTTAATAAGACTGATATACAGTTCATGATTTTAGGTGTCATTATTATTATAGTGTTTAATATTACAGTTACTATTTTTAGGAATGCTGCTCCTATAACGACAGCTCCGTTTCCAAGAGTTATAGCGAAACTAACTATACCGCTAGCAAGTGATTGCATTGCATAAGGTATCAATCCTATTATTTTTTGTACGGCGTATACTAACACATTTGCTCCAGCTGTTCCTGTAGCCGCTAACATAGTTAATCCATTAGCAAACGATTGCATACCTAATCCAACGGCTAGACAAGCTATGCCAAATAAGGCTATAGTTGCCGAAAGAATAATTAATACAGGAGATAACGGAGCTAATATAAACGACGTTAATCCTATAACTATAAGTATTGCCGCTAGTGCCCCTATGCCTTTTATTAGAGTCATTACATCCATAGCACCTAGTACAGCTATTACTCCTACTAGAACCATAATAGCCCCAGCGAATACGACTAACCCGCCAGCCGATGCTATAACATCTCCACTTGCAGTGAAAGTAACAAATGCTATAATTATAAGTAATAAACTAGAAATTGCAACTCCGGCCGCTACTATATTTTTGAAATCTAGTTGAGCTATCAATATCAATGATCCAGCTAATATACCTATACCCATTGAAAAGGCTATTAACCCAGCAGAACTCTTAGCTAAATTACCACCTTTAGTAACATTAACAAATACGGCAATAACTGTTATTAGTGTTGATATTGCAACGCTCGCCATTAATACTTTTTCAGTATTTAGAGCTGATAAAACAGCTATGACTCCAGCTAATATCATAAGACCTGTTGCAAATCCAGTAAGTCCTCCGGCACTAGCCGCTAAATCTCCACCTTTAGTTACACCTATAAACACACCTATAACACCCATAAGAGCAGCTAACGCAACTACTCCCTGTGTTATCTTACTAGCATCTATAGTAGCTAAAAGCATAACTGCTCCAGACAATATAGTTAATCCTACAGCAAAGCCAATTAATCCAGCTGAGCTAGCAGCTAAATCTCCACCTCTAGTGGCGTTTATGAATATAACAATGACGTTCATAAGTGTGGCTATTGCTACTCCACCTTGAATTATATTTCCAGTATCCATATTTCCAAGAATAGCTAAGGCTCCAACTAATATTGTTATGCCAATAGCAAATGCTGTTAATCCACCAGCGCTTCCTTTTAAGTCACCACCATTTGTTAAGTTTATAAATAACATTATAACACCCATTAGTGCTGAAATGGCAGTAACGCCTTGGATAAGTTTCTCTGTTTTTATATTTCCAAGAATAGTTAATGCTCCTGCCAATATGGTTATACCAATTGCAAATGCCGATAAACCTCCAGCACTAGCCGCTAAATCTCCACCTCTAGTAAGCTGTATAAATAACATTATTACAGTCATCAGAGCCGATAAAGCAACTACTCCTTGTAAAAGTTTCATTGGATCTATATTTCCTAGAATAACTAACGCTCCTGCTAATATGGTTATACCTATAGCAAACCCAGTTAATCCGCCAGCACTTGTTGCTAAATCTCCGCCTTTAGTCATTTTGATAAAAGTTACTATCATAACCATGAGGGCCGATAATGCAACTACTCCCTGTATGAGTTTACCAGTATCTATAGATGACAGAATTTTTACAGCAGTAACTAAAAGTAATAATGCCACAGCCAGACCTATTAATTGCATTTTTCCTTTCTTTTGTAAAATACCCATCGTACTACTACTCTTATCTAATATTTTAAGCGCTACTACCAATTCAACTAATAATATGGTAATGACTCCTAAACTATTACGTAATTGTTCTACCTTTATAAAAGCGAGCACGACTAGAGCGGCGGCTAATATACCTATAGCTACAGCAATTGATAATAGAGCCTTAGCTTTAACTTTTAACGTAAAAGCTTCTAAACTATCTCCAACTTTAGATATTACATTTTCGAAGCTTTTGAGCATATCATCAATAGACCCGATACCCTTAATAAGTGTCTTAGCTAATACTATTAACCCTGCACCAGTCAATAAAGCTCCAATATCCCCAACTGTAAATTCATCAAATTTCTTTTTTATAGACTCTAATATTGGACCTACTACTGACCATATACCTTTTGCGACTTTTGATATACCTATACCAGCACTTTTAAATACCTCTAATAATTTACCAAACGATTTACCAAGACCATCGGCCCCATCTTTTGCTCCTGTAAATGCTGATTTACTAGCTAATAGGAAAGTTTGAATTTCGGGAGTTTTATCAAATAAACTTTTAAAAGCTTCACCCAAATATACTAATCCTGATTTTATATTAGACAATAGTGGCATTAATCCATCACCGGCTTTTATCATTATTGATTTAAGCACTCCAAAAGCTATAGTCATTTTTTCTAATGAACCACTCATAATGTTATTTAAAGTTACACTGTTATTAACTCTAACAAAGAAGTCTCCTAGTTTTGCAGTTATTGCAGTTATAGTAACTCCTCCTGGTATTAGGGCACTTACCAATAAACCAACTCCAGATGCAAGAACCTTGAATACTTTAACTCCGATATTAACAATGGCGAATAAACCTGCGAAAGATCTCTTTATGTTTTCACTAGTTTTTTCTCCCATTTTGAAATGTAAAGTTAAGTCCCTTATACCTTTAGTTATTTCAACTAAACGTTCACCAGTCATTGTTGGGAACACACTCCTAAAAGCATTACTTATAGGAGATAGTATAGATTGTAACCCTTTAAAAGCATTTGAAAGTGTTTCTATTAAAGCCTCCCGACCACCATTAGCCTTCCAAAAAGAAAGCATAGTGTTTCTAGCGTCCGTTGATGGTTTTATCAAAGAAGTAAATGCGTTGTTCCAACCAGTGAATAAGGCAGTAGACTCGTTTTTATCTCCAAGTATATTTTCCCAAGAAGTAGCCCAACCAGAACCAACAGATTCTCTCATAACACCTAATAATTTAGTAAACGTAGTTACATTCTCTGCAGCTGCAAGTAGTGTTTTATCTTGAGCCATTTTATCCATAGTTTTAACAAAAACTTCAGTTGTTAACCAACCAGATTCTAAAGTTTCTCTAAATGGTACACCACTATCCACAACTATACCCATAGATGCTGCTGTCTCTCTTAATGATTTTTGCAACATCTCTCCGCCCATACCAGCTTGTTGTAGGGAGTTCCAATCCATAAGTTTTATAGAACCAGCGGCTAACGCTTGTGACATCTGATAAGTAGCCCCAGCCATTCTTGTAGCATCAACTCCAAATCCAGCAGCCACATTCGACATACCTTTTACGACAACAACTGAGTCATCAAGACCTAATCCAGCCGCGGTCATTTTACCTATATTATCAGTCATCTGAGCAAAGTTATATATGGTTTTATCCGAGTATTCGTTTAACTGTCCGAGGGCTCCATTTATCTGATCTAGAGTTGTACCCTTACTTGATGTATTTGTTAATATTGTCTGAATAGCTTCCATCTTAGTTTCATACTCGGCCAATCCTGATTTAATTGGGTCTATGGTTAGAGAGGACACGAATGTTTTTCCAGCATTTATAGCAGAATTAGCGATGTTAGTTAGGGCCGTAATACCAATGACTTGAAGAGCTGAGAACTTCATTTTGATGGTTTCTATACCAGAACTCATACCATTAAAATTCACATTATTTGCAGCTGACGTAATGCCTTCTAACCCTTTAGATGCTCCGGAAAAGTTTAGTTTTTCTTTTAATTTATCAATGGTGCTCATAGTTGTTTTAGTACCCGATTCAAACTGTGAATTGTCAAACTTCATTGCTACAACTTTATTATCAACACTTGTACTCATATAGTATTAACCTCCTTCCATGCTAGATCTGCGATTTTATCAAATATGGGGCGAATAGATGGGTTTATATAATCTCTCCCATCAACCCATCCACCATTTTTTGTACCATGCCCGTACTGTAATATAATGGCCACTAATACTCCATTTTCTCTATTACTGTTTATCCAATTTATTGTGGTTTTACCTTTAGCTCTAGTAATCTCGTAGGACCACGAATCAGCAGTTTCTCCAGTACTAACCGGAGTGTTTTTAGAAAGAGCGGCTACTCCTTCTCTTCCGTAACTATCAAAATTAATCGAACGGAGGCCTTTTGATGATCTAGTTAAAAAATTAGTAGTACTCTTAAAGTCTCCTTTATGTTTAAAAGTTATCATATCAAGACCCCCTTATCCATTATTATTTAATTGTTTTTTTCTCGAATCATTCAAAACTTTATTTCTTCGCATAATTTCTGAAGTTGACATCTTCTTATTAGGAGCGTTCTTTTTGTCACAAACTCTAATTAAAGTTAATAGTCTATTTAAATGCCATTTTTGACATTCAAAAGGTATATCGTATGTTATCATCCAATAATATATTATCTCGGATGTAATTATCTCTTTTGATTTGTTCTTAGTTTCAAGTTCAGTAAACCAAGTAGCAGTCATAGATGCTTCTATATACTTACTGATTTCATTCATGTTATCATTAGTTATGTTATTATATACTTGTTTGTCTATATTTTGTGTCGTGGTCATACATCGTATATAGTCCAATGTTTCTTCAACAGTTTTAGACTCTTGATTAAGAAACGGTTTATTCCATTTTGATTCCCATTTGGAAATAGACACAAGCGAATGCTCAACTTGTAAATGTTGTTCCTTTGTTGATATGAATTCGTCTTTGATATCATCATATTTTTCAATTGCTGGTATAATAAGTTGAAGCATTGCTTAGTCCTCCTTTAAATTCTGTTTGCTATTTGATTAGCTTGTGGTACATTTGGTATTATTCCATTTACAAATGCTGAAGCAGCATTAGCATCGGTTGCTAGTTCCATAAATAAGATAGAATATGCTTCTGTCTGAGAGAAGGCCACGGCTAACTCTTCATTCTTAACAAATCTCTTTCCATCTGGAGATTTTTCACCGTATGCTTTAAGTATAAGATCTTTGAATATTTTTATGATGGCTGGAGCATCCTGTGCTGCAACTATGTTAGTGATTTTTTCCCCTAACCCACCAGTTGTTGACATTTCCATTTCCGTTATTTCAGACTTTGATAGATTGAAATAAAAATCCTCCGTTCTTTCTACATCATTATAATCAGTATAAGTTATTTTTTTCTTTAACATATTTATTATCCCCTTTCGATTTTAAAATTATTATTTTACAAGTATATTTTTCTCTTTATCATACACGTCAAGATAACCTTCGTTTTTGTCACCATTCCAAGTAAACTCATATAATCTTTGATCAAAGGACGATGTACCTAGAATTGCTTTGTTATTTTGTAAAGTTTTACATTGCCACACAACGAACACATCATCTAGAACTAGCTTATCATGTTTGTCTGTCGAATTTACATGATTATTAAAATATTCAACTATGGCCTCTTTTGCCTTTTCTATGAAACTTTTTTGTACTTCCATATTTATTCCTCCCTTGCTATTGATGCGTTTGACCACATTGACGCTTCTTCAAGTTTTGTGATAGCTAATGCCCTTTCTCTACTATTTGGACAAAGTTCAGTTACAAGATATGCCAACTCTTTGTATTGGACCCTTAACTGTTCATATCTTTCTTTTTGACCAGGTTGTGGTTTGTGATAACTAAAGTTAGTCTCTATTACATTGTTAAGAGCTTTCATAATTAAATGTCACCTTCTACTTTTGATGATCCATCATCTTTGTTTTCTGTAATAGGATCAATTATTTCTTCCAAATTAATACTTTCTAATTTAGCTCTTTCTTTTAAATGTGTTTTGTACATTATCATAGATCTAAATTGACCATCTAATAATTTCAAGTTACATTTTGGTGCAAATGATAACTGTCCTTTTCTATAATTATCTAGCATAGTTGATAAGTCTACTATTCTATTTGATAATTGAAAATTGAAAATACTCAGCTCTAAATTGTTCTTTATAATCTTCACTGTTCATTAGTTCTACTGTTT